CCTGCTCATCCATCACGCCTATTCGTCCATCGATATAATCGCCGACAAATATCTTGTTGTATGCCTGGCAGATTGAATTCACGCGCCACCTGGTTTGCGTGTCTCCATCCGTGGTCTCGCGTTCGTGCCACTTCTTAGCCCCGGACAACTGAGACGATGTAACCCCGTAGGAGAACGTCTTATCGCCAACGGTTATAACCACGAAGTCCTCGCCGTTTTCAGAGTGAAACATCATGAACGCATCGTCAAGCTGAGCGAAGGTGAAATTCTGTAACTGTGTGTCTAGGGTGTCGGTGGAGATCTTTTGAGGATACCCGCCTGAGTACATGTAAACGCCGACCTCGGAATTCTCCGAAGCCCCAAGGAAGCAGAACGAACCTTTTGATTTACATTTAGCGTGGACGGTCCTTAACCCAATATCAATCACAGAAGAGGGGCGCGCCTGGAATTGGAAGTTAAGGCCACCGACATTGGCGAACGGGACCATTGAATCCTCGCCCAAAACAAACAACTGGTTCCGGTAGACCATTAACCCTTTTGCAATCTTGAGCTGATTGGCAAATCCGAAATCTAAGGCAAGGTAGGTGTCGCCCTGGTTCAGGTCAGAGTGAAATATTTTATTTGTCCCGGTCTCGATAAAGACAAAGTACCCATCCAGGAAAACAACGTCAGTTACAGATGATGGGAAGTTTGTAACACCGGTTAAGTCCGTGAGCGTTCCGGTTGCCGTATCATAGTGAATAGCTATTGATCCATCAGGTTCGATAGCCACTAACTGAGTGTTTGATGCAGCGACAATAACCCGGCGCGATCCGCCGATATTCCCCACATCAACAGCGGTATAGGTTTCTGACAGGTCAGGGTTTACCGTTCGGTCCAGGCGGTAGATGTTATTCCCGTTTACGAAATAGGGAACGCCGCCGACATTCTTTGATGCCCTGTTAATTTCACCGCTAACCCCTGAATCAATCAAGGATATGCCCGAAGTTGGGTAAAGGTTAAAGGGCGATAGCGCGCCAGTCTCGGCAAAGCTCGGATAGTACCCAACACATCGCTGTGCGGAATACTGAAGACTGCGAGATAGATAGTGACCATTCGCAAACGGTAGCTCTATGCCGGGCTTATCAAAGGCCATTATTCGTCTTCTGTGATGATGTCTTGATTGGTTTGAGTCAGTATGCCGGCGTCAGACTCTTGATAAAATCTGTCTTCCCATGCGCCTGGTGACTGATTGCCGCTGCCTATCGGGACACGACCGTCAAGCTGTGGAGGTCCAATTCTACCCAATGCAATACGTATTGCTGAATAGGCCGCTTTCTCCTGCTCGTCAAGGAAAATATAACTCTCAAGCCGTCCATATTCAGGTGCCAGCAATTGTGCTAATTTCTTTCGCATCCACAGCCACGAATAGGCTGGAGTCGTTAAAGCGGTTGAACTGGATGTGACTTCTGTATGTCCTAATCCCAATCTGTCATACGAATACATCATCAGGTTAAGCGTGTCGATTGCTTCCTGCATCTCGTCGCCGCTGAGCGGGTTTTGACTGGCCTTCTTGCCTATATCGGAAAAGGCTTGCTCTATTAATTTACCGGCCAGCATCTTCAATTACCGCCTTTGCGCCAGGTCCGCCAATCATCTCGGCAAACTTATCAATGGGGATGGATTGTTGCTCTAATTCACTTATCAGGTGTTCGAGATACTGGATAACACCTTGCGTGGCATGAACGGTAGCAAGCTGCTCTTTCTCTTGGGCCCGCATTCTTGCCAAGTCTTTTTTAAATACTTCAAGCATAAAAATCCCCCGGTTAAGGGGGATTATACATCAAGCACCGCCGGTCCGGTTAGTTACAACGTTGGTACACATCACGTAGTATTTCGACCCGTCCTCTGACTCAATCCGGATAGGGTGAGTCATTGTCTGAGTTGTGTGTGCAGCCAACACGCCGCCAGAGGCAACGTCAGGCACTTGGGCCAGGACTGCCGAAGTGGTCAGCCCCGTTTGGTTAATGCCGTTAAACCCAGCGATACGCCCGTATCGGTCCTTTCCGAACGTATCGCCATGGCTAAAGTGTGTTACGACTTTCTCAACCATAAATCCCCCTTAGGCTACGCCGTAAGCGCGGCCAGCGTGAAGCGGGTTGGCAACACCAAAGGCTGGCATCATATCCACCCGGACGATTTGCTTGTTCTTCAAGCCCTCGGAGAACCGAGACAGTCGGAACGTCAAACCGTCAGCCGTGCTGTACACCGCATCGGTTGCGTACAGCTTGGGCAGCGAGATTGTTGCAAAGCTGAATGCATCCTTGTGGTAGAACAAGTTTGGCTTGTAAGTGGTGGAAGCGCCCTCAAGAATTGTCACAACGTTATTCTGGACCGGCGGCTCGCTGATGTTGTCGTATTGGTTATTGGATGCGGCATCAAAGATAGCCGCATTGGTTACCAACAGTGTGACGGCACCAGTTGAACTTGTGGTTGCGTCAGCGGTGACAGTCCAGCGCCAAGGGATAGGCGCGCCGGTCTCATCAAGAATCAACTGCTGTGTGCGCGGGTTGACATGGTACCGCCCGGTTACCTGGACAGTAGAGCCTGCCACAATATCAACACTAGCGGTCAGACCGGATACAGAGATTGACTGAATCATGGTGTCTTTGTGGGTTGCCCAGGTCACATTCGGGCTTGCCGCCAAAGCGCCAACTCGATCCGCCACCGCGTCGGTAGTGAAAGTCTTCAGTGAGTTTGACTTCAGCGTCAGCATCCCACCCAGCGGGCTGGGGATCATAGCCTTATCCCATGCGGTGCGGGCGCGATCTTCCGGGGTAATACCGGTCTGAATCTTTGCCAATGCCACAGAAGAGTAGCTGTTCATCTGGTAATAACGATCACCAGAGTTGGGGACGCCCATTTCGTTCATGAACGCTTCGGCTTCGGCAACGTCAGACCATGACGCCACCGGAGTTCCCGGGGTGCCAAATGTCAAGCCAGAGTGAGTGATCATGTACTCGTTCAGGTTAAGCTCTGCGCGGGTGGCAAGCTCTTGCCCCATCGGCATCAACAGGCGGTCAAGCTGGTTAAGCTCAAGCGCCTCTTCAACAGCGTTCCACTCCACATCGACAGTGATAACGTTTTGTCGAGTGTAGGGGATTTTGCCAACGAGGATGTCATTGCCAGGCGCGCCGGAAGAAATGTCACCGGTTGATGTCTCTCGCGCCCGGTAGGAGGTATCACGTTTGTGATAGATAGTATCGCCGGTAGAGCTGTTGTGCTCACCTTTGATGTTTGTGGTATTGACTGATCGGGTTGAAACTCGTGAGTTCTCAAAACCGGCAGCAATTGCCTTTACGACTTTTTCGCCGTAGTTCGAACCTAGTACGTTAGCCATTTAGTGGCTCCTATGAAATTTTCCCTCCCGTCAGTAGGCCGCCATAACCATCGTCTTTAGCTGCGCCTGACCCCTTAATGGGATCGTCGGGAGGAGGTGCGTTACTTTTGCGCGACCGCTTAAAGGCTTCCGCCATACGGTCAAGTTTCAATCCCGCCTGAATAGGGTTCAGGTTCGCTAACTCACTCACTTCCATAGGGTTGTTTGCTAACTTATCTAGCAACTGCGGGCCGTAGTCGTGGTCCGTGATAAAGTCCTGTAGCTGATCGCTCAACTGAGGAACTACTATCTGCGCTGCGTACACCAGTTTTGCGCTGTCCAATCCAGCCTTGGTGCCTCGGTTAACAAAATCGCCTATGCGCTTTGCATTTTCTTGCTCTTGCTGGGCCTTGGTCTGTGCCTGCCTAGCTGCTTCTTTCGCTTCCCATTCAGCCTGCTTACGCTGTGATTCAACATAAGCTTGGTTCTGACGGGCATATTCTTCCTGGTTCTCGTAAGCCAGGTCTACAGGCGGTGCCTTGACCTCCTTTGGCTTCTCGTATTCCCGTAATTTGTCTTCGTACTCCTTAACCTTGCGCTCGTATTCCTTTGCCTTGCGCTCAAACTCCCTTTTCTCCCGAGTGTCCAGGTCGATTCGTGCTCTAACCTGTTCGGGCTTCACCTGGTCCCACTTGTCAAAATCAATGTAGGTACTAGGTGACTTGGGTTGCTCTACTTCTTGATGCTGCTCTTCCTGATTTGATTCTTCCGTTACTTCTGCTTCTTCGACATAAACGTCGCTCATACTAAAACCCCATTAGGCTCGCTAAGTTGATAGTTTAATACTATTATTGGTTAGAAACAACACTGTCTTGCTGTTGGTCAACCGCTCTCTCTTGCTGCTGTATCAGTTCTTTATTTCCAGCCTCATACAGTTTAACCAAGGTCATGATAGTGTCGTTCATGTTCTTCACTTCTTGGGCCTGGGCCTTAATCTGCAACTCTATTGCTCGCACGTTTGCATCGTCGGCAAGCTTCTGCTGTTTCTGCTCAAGCTCTGCCCGCTTAATCAATAGTTCAGTCTCGGCCTTTTGCTGTTCGGCCTGCGCGATCATTACAGCAGGATCGGGCGGCGGTGGGTTTTGTGCTGCCGCCATAGCCTGCTCTTTCTCTTCATCGGTCCATTGTGATTCTGGTATCTTGCCGGCCTTGAACAGTTCTACCCTCAATCTGTCAGCTACTGCCTGCATTCCAGGGGAATCGATGTTCGATGCGATAATGTCAGAGTTAAGTGCCACAACTTCAGGTATGCGGTCGCCAAGCTCAAGGATGCGAGTGTTAGCCTCTGTCTGGCGGCTCTCAAACGTTGGGCCGACTTTGACGCAGATGTCGTATTTTCCCACGGTCAGGTTGTTAAGGATTTGGCCGTTTTCGTTCTGGTTAATGGTCACCTCGGATGACTGGCCTGCCTCATCGATCGTTCTTATCTTGCGCTCGGTGTCGTAAACGCGGGGAATCGCACGTAACAACACCTTGGCCGTGTGCTCCAGGGCTACACTATGCGACCGGTAATACTCAAACGTGCCAAGCTGGCCCATAGAGCCGCGCTGATCAAAACGGAAGTCACTGTCACGCCGCGAAGCCTGGATATCCTCAAGCAAGTGAGATTGGCCAGTAGTCAACTGCATGTTGCGAATCATGTCTTGTGATAGCTCGGATAGAGCGGGGTTTATCTGTGCTCCGCCTGTTTCCATGACGATAGGGCGCCCCATGGCTTTATCAGCGCCTGCACCGTTGTACTGCTGGACCGCTCGTGGATCTCGGTTAAGAGCGGCCAGTTCATCCTCATAGCCATCGGTTGCCCGGTCGTCCATCCAGATCTTGCGGCGCGGGGCGAGAATAGCTTCTTCGACCTTGCGAGACTCAACATAGTTAAATACCCGCTGGCCGTCCATGCGCGGCCTGACAAGACCTTCAAAAGTTACCTTACCCTCGATAATGTCAAAGTTGGCAAACTCAGGGATAACCGGAAGATAGTCAAATACGGTTTCTTTCTCGTCATCTAGCCAGTCGTGGCCGTCGAACTTGCGGGAGTAGACCTTCACACACTCGATATCTTTCTTGTCTGTCGCATCGTCAGCAGTAAGGCCCATCTTCTTCAGGCCGTCATCATCGACAACACTGCCTTGCTCGTCATCAATCAGATAGATCGTTTTGGTGTATGGCTTTTTGTACAGCACCTCGCCAACAGTAATCCTATCCTTTGGCTTGTGGGTGTATGACTCAGACTGACGCATAGAATCAACACTTTCAAATACGCGGTCACCTTTGCCCCACTTTTTCTTGCACTCACGCATTGAGATTTCAGACAGGACAAAGACGTGATTGGCGTCCTCCATGGTCTGCATCTCTGCGTTGCAGTCAAACCAGACGCGTCGGTGACAGTCATTGATGGGGATGATAACCAGATCTTGATAAAAGGATTCATCAACGTACTTGGCAATAACGCGCCAGGCGGAGAAGCCAGTGGCTATCATGCGCTTGCCGGCTTTTGTTGATATGTCGTCGAATGAGGATATGTTGTTAATGGCCCGGATCAGTCCGTCATATATCTTTGATACTTCCTCAGCAGCGCCACCACCAACGGGCTGAGTCGTCGCGGTGTATTCATTAGCCGCCATCTCTGCCCATGCCTTACTGATAGCCGCCTTCATCTGGTCGAATGTGTAGCGCGGTCGGCCTTCGTACTGGTTCCAAATAGTCTTTTCCCACTGCCCTTGAGGGTGATGCAGGAAGTGTATCTCCTCCTCAATCTGCTGCCTTAGATCGTCCTGCGCTTCCTGGTCATCCTTGAGAAACTGCAATACAGCAGTATGATCAGAATACGCGTGGTCTGACTTCTTCTTCGGCTTGTCTTTGTACTCTTTCATTGGCCCCAACCTACTGTCTTAATGCGTTTAGGTGCTGATTTCGGTGGTTCGTGAGCCACACACATCAACCCGAATGAGTCTGCCCCATGGCTTGACCAGTCGTGATCAGGTCCAAGCCCTATGTTTCTGCTGTCATCTTTCTTCTCGTGATACCAGCCAAGCGCCTCAAGGCCAGCGCTGCACTTCTCTTCGTCAAACCAGATTGACGGGAACAGCCGCCTGCCTGCTTCTATTCTCGCCTTAGCCGCCCCTTTGCCCTGGTTCGGTACCACCTCTACATCATAACCGGCCTGCTTAAATGCCGACTCGAACGACACATCATGTATCCGGTCGTTTGTTCTGCCGTCGTGCGGTAGCCAGATGCTTGCCTTGTTTGGCGTGTATCCTGATTCCCTTAGCCACTCCAAGTGTGCGGATAAGGGCTGGCCTACAACCTCATAATAATCCAGCACTCTAACCTGTAGCCCTACAAACTGCGCTACCCACATACTGAAAGCGTCTGATCTTGCCCCGGTGCCGCCTAAGTCACAGAACACTCTGTGCTTCATTAGTGGATCAGCCGATACAACCCCTATCCTTCCGGCCTTCCTTGCCTCCGCTAAGTGTCTGGCATAGTAGGCGCCATCAACAACGCTTACATAGCCGCCTTCCCAAATATGTTCGTACTGATCTGGATCATCCCTTAAGCAATCCAGCCGCTCTTGTTCAAGCACATCTGGAAACCAAGGATTATCTGACCAGTTCGCCCGAATAACTATTGATCCAGTCGGCCTTTCTCCCTGTCTCATCAGCAGGTCAACAGGGTCTATCTTGCGCCTCGGGTTCCATGATGCCCATATCTCTGAATCAGCAGCCCTGATCGTTGGCCTTAATAGCCGGAGCGACGTGGCAGATAGGGTTTGCGCTTCCTCAATCCATGCCCGGTTAAAGTCCTCCAGTGATTTAATCGATTCCGCGTTGTGATCCTGCATGCCCTGGAAAAGAATAACCCCGTCGCCTGGGGTCTTGATTGCCTCATTGAATACCTTAAACCCGTCCTTTTCGCCAAGCCTGAACTCAATTATCTTGTCCTCTATCAGCTTCTTTGCCGAGTGCTTGAGAGTCTTCTGAACCTCTCGAACGCATACCGAATTAAGCCCCCTGAAATACAGCGAATCGTCAATAAGCTGTTCGGCGAAGAAGTGAGACTTACCTGATCCCCTTCCCCCATATGCGCCTTTGTACCTTGACGGCTCCAGCAGCGGCTCAAAGCATTCAGCTATCTTTCTTCTCAGGACGGACAATCACTCGCTCCACTGTATGGATGGGCGAACCATCCGGGCCGCTTATCTCTTGACTCACTTTCTCGCCGTACTTCTTCGGCTTGAGCTTACCTGCTATCCACTTGCGGGCGTCAATCCTTACTCTTGACCTTTGGATATGCTCACCATTGAGCTTAAATCCTGGATTGTCTGGATCGTTGTTTTCCATCCAGTCATTAGTTGCGTTATCGGCAATCTCTATCACGTCCTCAGCGTACATATCGGCGCATTCTTCCTTGGCACGTGCGTATTGCTCTGAAAAGCTTTCTATCTCTCTCAACCACTTGAACAGTGTGGACATTGCAGGCATATCGTCATCACGGCTTATGGACCTCATAGACTCACCCCCGGCCAGCCTTTCGCATATCGTGTCTGCCAGCTCTGGCGTGTAAAGTGATGGTCTGCCTGTCTCTGCCATACCTTAAACCTGTACCCTGAACTCTATCTTGCCGCTTGTGGCGTTGCCGCCTTGGGCTATTGTGAGAATGAGAGGGCCGCATACTGTCATCTTGTCGTGAGTTGTCAGTGCTGCGCCTGTGGTGTTGAGGTGCTCCAGCTGCCTGGGGGCGTAGACGAGGTTTGATGTGCCAACGTCTGTATCGGCGAGA